ACCCAGAGGCGTACTTTGTGGAGGATGGTGTGATCTGGAAATCTGTCCAGGGAACCATTTACCGGGAGATGACTGCTCGCGGCAAGTGGATGAACCTGGTTCCTTTGGCTTCCACCAGAGATAAAGCGGCGCGTGGCAAGGCCCTGCAAAAGCGGCATCGCGCAGGCAGTATGCGGTTTGACAAAGAAGCCGACTGGTACGAAGTTTATGAAGCTGAATTACTTCGCTTTACAGGAACCAGCGATGCTCTCGAGGATGATCGCTTTGATTCCACTTCTATTTTAGTGCGTGGATTCGAGTCAATGTCTGAACTCCAAGCCGAGGATTTCATGGAGGAGGAAGAACTTGACCTTATATACGGCGGATACCAGAAGACCGCTGGACGATCTCTCGTAACAGGGTACTGATATGGAACTTAAAGTCTCTTTTGAGTTTCCAACAGAGGATCTCATTCGTATTACTCAAAGTGATCCAAACAGCACTCCTTTGGAACTTGAGTTAGCCCGGCGCCTGGCTGAGACTGTCGACATTCTTCAGCGGGAGATTGTCACCCTCAAGTCATACCACGCTAAAGTCTCTCGCAGTCTTTCCGAAACTGTTCAGGTTCTTACATCATGTTAAATCTCGAAACTAAACTGGACCTGACAAAGATCGTTAGGGAAGACAACGTAGCTGAATTGCTCTCAGATTGGGACCGCAAAACCATCGCTTGTAGTGTTTATGATTCTTGGCTCATTGACCAGTCTAGTCGTATGCCTTGGGAAGAACAGATGGCTACGGCCCTCAAACTGGCTACCCAGGTATCTGAACAGAAGACTTTTCCGTGGCCGAACTGCTCTAACGTCAAGTTTCCGATGGTTACGATTGCGGCTCTGCAATTTCACGCTCGTGCCTACCAGACTCTCCTGCCCGGCCCAGACGTAGTGAAGTGCAAGATATATGGTGATGATCCAGAAGGTATCGAGGCCATGCGGGCAGCTCGTGTAGCTGACCATATGAGTTATCAGGTACTTGAGGAAGATGAAGCTTGGGAAGAAGTCCATGATCGCGTTCTGATTACTGTACCCATTATTGGCTGCGCCTTTAAGAAGATTTATTTCAACCCAGATTTGGGCTACAATGTCAGTGCTTTCGTGCCAGCAAAAAATTTGTATATCCCGTACTTCGCCGCCAGCTTGGAGACCGCCACCCGTCTTACAGAGATTGTTGAGATAAGCCCAAACACGATGATCCAACGTGTGCGCTCCGATCTCTACCTAAACGGTGTGGCTGATACAGACCCAACTATCGACGGAACAGTCAATCAGTTAAGCGAAGTCCAAGACTTGATTCAGGGACAAACTGGACCAGCTCAAGACCCAGATCGTCCTTATGAGTTATTGGAGCAGCACGGTTGGCTTGACTTAGATGGCGATGGTTATCAAGAACCCTATATCATAACTGTCCGTAAGGACACCAAACAACTTTGTCGCATTGTGGCTCGCTTTGTTTCGTCTGGTGTGCATCGTAACAGTCGAAAAGAGGTAATGTCCATTGAGCCAATTCACTACTACGAGAAGTATTCTTTCATCCCGTCCCCCGACGGCGGCATTTACGATCTTGGCTGGGGCTGTCTGTTGGGGCCGCTTAATGAATCGGTCAATACTGCGATCAACCAGCTCATTGACGCCGGGACTCTCGCCACGACAGGGGGAGGTTTCCTTGGTCGTGGAGCCCGTCTGCGTTCCGGAAACATCGCTCTGAAGCCCTTTGAGTGGGTTCGAGTTGATGCTACTGGTGACGATCTTCGTAAGAGTATTGTGCCTGCTGCTTTCAAAGAACCCTCTCAGGTTTTGTTTCAACTCTTACAACTGCTAATCAATTATGGCGAGCGTGTTGCTGGAGTCACGGATGCCCAAGTTGGAGTTAATCCGGGGCAGAATACTCCAGCAGAGACGACCAGAACGGTTGTAGCTGAAGGACAAAAGGTATTCCTCGGCATTCTGAAACGTCTTTATCGTTCCATGAAGAAAGAATTTCAGAAGCGTTACATTCTAAATCGTCGATTTCTTGATAGTGAGTTCGAGTATTACAGCCCTCTATCCGGTACAGTCCGTAAAGTGCTGGCTCAAGACTACGCTTCAAGCGAGAAGGTCATTTGTCCGGTTGCTGACCCTAACATGCTGACCGATTCACAACGTTTACAGCAGATTCAGCTCCTTAAGCAGTCTGCAGCAACCACCCAGGGTTACGATCTGGCCGCAGTTGAGCGTAGATTCCTCGAGGCTCTGCGAATTCCAGACGTAAGTCAAGTTTTCCCTGGTCCCGACAAGGTTCCGGCACAGCCTCATTACCGCATTCAAATTGAAACGATGCGCGCTGAAGCCAAAGCTGCTGAAAACCGGGCCAACTTACAGCTTGAAGCGCTTAAACTCCTTGGTGAAGCTGATATCAATCAAGCTAAAATTGGAAAACTACAAGCTGAAACCTTGGCAATCGGCCAACAAGCTCAAAATACCCGCACAAACCAACAACTGGCTATCATCAACGCTCAAATCGGGGCAGCTCGTGCTAAGCAGGAGACTCTTCTGCGGGCAGCTGCCATTCTTCAACGTAGCATTCAGCTAGAAAAGGGTTCAAATGAGTCGAAATCCGGAAGTAACGGAGCAGGAATGGGCGGACTGGAGACTTCATCCAGTGACGAAGCAGTATCACAGGCGCTTGGAGCAGTTTCTGGAGAGCCTTAAACAGCAATGGGTCTCGGGTAATTTTACTTCCACTACCGTTGATGAAACTGCCCAGTTAAACGCCTCAAACATAGGTAAAGCTCAGATGTTGATTGACATCTTGGGCATGGATTTTGAAACACTAACAGGAGATATGGAATGAAGATAGGGATTAAACCGACTGGGCACATGTTGCTGGTACTTCCGGTTGAGGTGGAAGTCACTACAAAGTCTGGGATTGTTCTGGCTACCGCCACCCAAACACAGCGGGAATCTATGGCCCAGACAGAGGCCGAAGTTATTGCGCTCGGCAACACCGCGTATTCCGACCAGCCAGTTCCTTGGTGCCGTGTCGGTGATCAAGTAGTTTTTGCTCGATACGCTGGCACAATCTGCCAAGGAAAGGACGGCAAGACTTACCGCCTGATCAACGATCTTGATGTTAAAGCTATTCTGGAGACAAGTTAATGGGACAAGAGACTGAAGTTGTAGAAAGTCAACAAACGACTGCTGCGGAAACCGAAGCCCGTATGTTTGGGTGGAAACCTTTGGAGGAGTTTGGTGGGCCGCCGGAACGCTGGCGTGATGCTGAAGCGTTTCTCGAGAAGGGTAAGCAGATCAATGGTTTTCTGCGCAAGGACTTCGATAAGTTGCGTAACGAACTGTCACTGCGTGATCAGCGCATTCAAGCTCTGGAACATAACATCCAGGAATTTGCCGCGTATCACCAAGAGACAGAAGCTCGGGCCTATGAACGCGCAATCGCTAATCTCAAAGAAGAGCGCAAAGCAGCTCTGCGTGAGTCTGATGGAGAGCGTGTTGTTCAGATTGAAGAACAACTGGATGGTCTCAAGGAAGAAGCCGCGAAGCATAAGATTGCGCCGCGAGCCCCTGCTCCGCGAGACCCGGCAACTCCTGATCCAGCTTTTGTCGCTTGGGTAGATCAGAATCCTTGGTATAAGGAGAACAGGGTTCTTCGTTCTTTGGCTCACGACTACGCGGAGGAAATCAAGCGGCAAGAACCGGGTTTAACTGGACAAACTTTCTTGAACAAGGTGAAGCAGCTTATCCAAAGCAATCACCCCGAATTGTTCCATAATCCAGAACGTAGTCGTCCGAACACGGTTACTGGTGGGGATGACTCTAGAGCAAGCGGTCGCAGTCGGGGAAAAACCTATGCTGACTTACCTCCGGAAGCCCGGATCACTTGCGACAAATTTGTCAAAAAGGGCTTTCTCACCAAGGAAGCTTACGTCAGAGATTATTTTGGAGATGAAGCAGCATGAGTGCTACCCAGGTAACACCACAAGTTAGAGCTGAATGTGATCGCCCTCAGCGCGCACAGCGTATTCCTTTCGGGGTTCCTACAACCAAACTCGGGGTGACTTTGGAAGTTCCTGGTCACCATCTTTACTGGTGTAATGATACCGGAGGAAAAATAGAGCAAGCCCAAGCTGGCGGCTATGAGTTCGTAACTCCTAAGGAAATTGGAGAGGCTCGCGATGGGTCTCAAGTAAAGCGACTTGTCGGAACAAATAAAGACGGCTCGCCCCTCTACGCCTATCTGCTGAAAATCAAACAGGAGTGGCATGAGGAAGATAAAAAACAACTGGCTGAAGTTGATGACCAGTTTGAAAAAGCCATCAAGCAAGGCAAACTGCTTGAACAACCTGGCGAAAACCGCTATAACGGCGGAATCAGGTTCCAAACTAACCGAACTTAATTAGGAGTTTTAAATGGCTAATGCTTCTGCCCCTTTCGGGCTCCGGCCTTCGCATACTGTCAGCGGGTCGCCGTTTAACGGTCAAACCCGTCTTTATCGTATTCCAAGTACTGACACGGTAGCTTACAGTGTTGGGGATGTTGTTACCGATGTAGCTGGTGGTGATGTCAAAACGGGTGTTTCAGATGTGGCTATCTTTGGCACTCGTGGTTCTACTTCTACCTCCGGAAATGCTCGCGGTGTTATCGTTGGCTTGGCTTCCAGTGCCGGCAGTGGTGGTGGTCAGCCTGTTGGCGGCGATCCCGATAACCTCGGTCTGATGATCATTCCAGCAACCAAGACGAAAGATTATTACGTCTATGTCTGCGATGATCCCCACATGATCTACGAGGCTCAGACGAACACTATCGCTTCGTCTGCCTTCAACAAGAACACCGGTCTTGCAGTTGGGGCGGCTCCTACATCCACCTCCCCTAACTGCAAGACCATCATCGACGGCGCCAGTGCTACAACCGCAAGCACCTTGCCGATCAAGATCATTGGTGCTCCCGAGCGTATTGACAATGATCTGACTTCACCGGGTACTTACGCCTACATCTGGGTCATGCTGAACACCAGCGATCTTGGTGGTGCGACAGCCGGCGTTTAACCTTTAACTTACAAGGAGAATCACAATGGCTGGCGTTATCGGCACCTCGAATCACCCAAAAATGCAGTGGCCCGGAATCAAAGGAATCTGGGGGCAATCCTATGCAGAGCACACAGCTGAATACACCGATCTATTTGACGTAGATACCAGTGACAAAGCGTACGAAGAATTTGTACAGATCACTGGTTCCGGAGTTGCCCCGGTTAAGGCGCAGGGCGCTCCTGCTGTCTACGATACCGAGACTCAGGGCCCAGTTACTCGGCTTGTCAACGTAGCTTATGCTCTCGGCTATATCGTCACGCACGAAGAAATTCAGGATAACCAGTACCTGGAAGTTTCTACCAGCCGTGCTCGCAATAATGCACGTGCTTTCCGCCAAACCAAAGAAAGGGTAGCAGCTGCTGTCTTCAACCGCGCAACCAATGGTAGTTATCTTTGGGCTGACGGAAAGACTCTGCTGGCAACCGATCACCCAACGACTCTTGGCGGAACCTTCAGCAATAAACTTTCTGTTGCCGCCGATCTGAGTGAGGCTTCAATTGAGGACCTCTGTATTCAAATCATGCAGGCCACTGACGATCGTGGAAACCTGATCAACTTGATGCCACAAAGTCTTCACGTTGCTCCGGCTAACTGGTTTGAAGCTACCCGCATTCTCAACACCACGTTGCAAGTTGGTACTGCCAACAACGATATCAACGCAATCAAGGCGCTTGGAATCTTTCCGCAAGGCGTTAAACTGAATCACTATTTTACTGTTCCCAAACAGTGGTTCATTCGCACCAACGTTGCCAAGGGAACGGGTCTCAATTTCCTGCAGCGCGAGACGATGAGCTTCGAGCGTGATAATGACTTTGGCACCAAGAACGCTCTGGCCCTTGGTTACGAGCGTTATTCGTGTGGTATTGTCGATCCTCGTGCTGTTTACGGTTCTGAAGGTCCGTAATATGGCTGCTCGTAAGAAACCCGCAAAGAAGGCTCCCATGCCTTCGCGTTCCCCGGCACGCAAGTGCTAAATAAAATCTCCGGACTGTGGCCTGTCCTCAAAGCAGGCCCTTCCGGGGTCCACAGCTAGGAGATTTTAATGCCGTCTGTCACCTCTCAAGGTCGTGTTTCATCTTTTCCAGGAGGCTTTCCTTCTGGACTTTCCGTTCTCGGTACCCCTTTAGTTTTTCCAGGGGCTCGTGGCGAAGTCTATTACGTAAGTAATAGTACCGCTTCCCTGGCCGCTGGGCAGAGTGCTGGTTCTGCCAGCGGTAAAGGTACATTCAACAAGCCTTTCTCAACCCTTCAGCAAGCTGTTACCAGTTGTGTAGCGAATCGAGGCGATATTATTATTGTCTGCCCGGGTCATGCCGAAAACATCGCAAGTGCAACTGCTCTCGCAATTGATAAAGCTGGAATCTCTATCTTTGGTGTTGGTGTTGGTGACAGTCGTCCGACATTCACGCTTACAACCGCCAATACCACAAAGATCGTAGTCTCGGCATCTAACGTTTCGATCTGTAACTGCGTGTTCGTTGCCAACTTCTTGAACATCGCCAACCTATTTGATCTGACGACAGCCAAGGGCTTCAACTTTGATGCCTGCGAAGTCCGCGATACCAGTGCCACCCTCAACTTCCTCAACGTCTTTTTGCTCTCGGCTACCAGCAACGCCAATGACGGACTTCGCATTACGCAGAACCGTTTCTTCCTGCAGTCTGCTGCCGGTGTCTGCAACATGGTTAGCTTCCGTGGAGTTTTGGATCGTTGCGATATTAGCGACAACTATTACGCTGCCTTGACAACCAACGCTGGCGCAGTGTTTATTGTCGCTACTGGCAAGGCTGTTACCAACTTGCTTATCCTTCGTAATAACTTTAACTTAGTCAATGCTGCGGCCACAGCTACAGGCTATCTTCTGACGGCTGATACCGCTGGTAGTGGCTACATCGACGGCAACAAGGATTTCTGCCTGGCAAACACTACCTATGCTAGTTCCTTGCTGATCACGGCTGGTCGTGGTTTCCGGTTCGGTCAGAATTGGCACAGTCGTACTGCTGATAAGTCTCCTGGTACTGTTCTTCCAGCGGCGGACTCGTAAGAGTTTTTGCGGCACCGGGGTTTCGTGTTCTCGGAATCCCGGCATTTTGTGTTCAAGGAATCAACATGGGTAGAGCAGATTTCTACGCGCCAGGAGATAATAACGTTATCTGCGACTCCTGCGGACGCAAGCGTAAAGCTAGTCAGGTTCGCAAAACGTGGGATGGCTTTTTTGTTTGCCCTGAACACTGGGAACCTCGTCATCCGCAGGACTACGTTCGCAACGTTCCGGAAAGTCTTCCAGTAACGATCAATCGTCCGGCAGTTGATCCAACTTTCACTGATGACGCCATTGCACTTCCTCTTCCACCAAACCCACTAGGAGTCTGAAATGTCAGTCACAAACACCACGATTTTCAACCTAACCAGAAATGAAATCATGGATGCGTCAGCTCGTGTGACTGGCTATCTCGGAGCTGGAGAAACCCTCAGCGTTGAGGATCAGACTAACCGCTCTCAAGCTCTGAACATCATGGTCAAGAGTTGGGCGACTCGTGGTCTTGCTCTTTGGGTAACAACAACTTTGGAGATTGACCTCATTCCTGGAGTCTTTTCCTACGACATTAGCCCAACTGCTGGTTACGTCCACAGTATCAGTGCTTCTGGCGGTAGTGGCTACTTAGCTGGAGGCACCTGGACAGCAACTAACGGAAATGGTACAGGTACAGATGCTTCTGGAACCTACACTACAGATGGGGATCTGGTTACAGCTATGGCCATCTTGGTTCCTGGGGATTCCTACACCAGTGCTCCAACCGCCGTGACATTTTCTGGAGCTGGAACAAACGCCACAATAACAGCAGAAATTCGGGACGTAACCTCCCATAAGCCCCTGAAACTTCTCGACAGCAGTTTTGTGCGCGACACTAACTCGGCCGACATTATCCTGCGTCAGTTATCTCGCAGTGATTATAACATGCGCAGTCCAAAGAACCAGACCGGAATTCCGGTAGATTTTTATTACCAACCTGGTTACTACACCGGCACACTGTATCTGCTGAACGTCCCTTCAACCACCGGCTACACATTTCACGCCCAAACACAGCGTCATTTTTTCGACCTCGTCGCTGGCTCCGATAACTTCGATTTCCCCGCCGAGTGGCTGCTCCCGCTCAAGTGGGGTTTAGCTGCCGAAATGGCTTTGGAAGATGGAGTGTCAATGGATAAGTTAGCTTACATTGAGCAACGGGCTCAGTACCACTTGGACAACGCCTTCAACTTCAGTGTTGAAGAGGCCAGCACCTACTTCACCGTGGATAGGCAGGGCTTCTGATGCCCGCTACCACCGCTCGCATTCTTTTGGCTGTATCTAACGCAAGTCGAGATAGCAGTCACTCCAAAGATGTGTGGAGTATTAACGTCTTTCTCGACAATTCGTATGTTAGAAAGCGTCCAGGCCTTTTCATAGACACCTATGGAGGAACTGGTCCTGGGCAGGGTCTTTTTGTCTGGGGAACAAATAGAGTTTGGATTCGCAACGACACTTTGCGCATACAAGATACCGAGTACCCTCTGTGAAAATTCCGCTTCTTATCCAGAATGAAGCTCGTGACCCTAACCGAGCTAAAGACTCCTGGGCTATAAACTGCTTCTTGGAGCAAGACGATTTCGCGCGCATCGTGAAGCGGCCTGGTCTTACCCGTACTGTTGATGGAACAGAGCTTGGAGTTCTGGGTCAAGGCGTCTTTATCTGGCCTGGGGATGATGGCCCTTTCATCGCCACTATAGTGGATGATGTTCTTTGGTTGTACACAGATACTTACGAGATTGAAGATGCCGTCGACTTGGAGACTGAGGTATCTCTAATCTACGACTCTCTCGCTTCATACACAGCTGGAGATAGAGTCCTCTACACCTACGGGCCAATAGTTCCTGATGGTTGGACTCCGAACGTCGTGGTCCTCTGGTATTGCATAGCTAATGTGTCTGGAATTGCTCCAGCTCACAGTAGTGCAGCATACGCTTATTGGAGTTTGTACCCGAATAAGCCAGGAGCTCCAAATCCCACGACAAGTGCTACCTGGACTTACAGTCAAGTATTTCAACCGCCAGCTTCTCCTTACGAGTACATCATATATACTACACTAAGACTTAAAGATTCGACTGGTCTGTATGATGTAATCTACAGTGGAACAGGTTCACATTATGACGGACCTTTTTTTACGGGAAACACAACTAATGAGTATGTAAATTACTCCGCAACTCCAGTTGTAACTCTAATAAACGGCTATGATGAGTATCCAGCTACCAGTCATACAACAACCTCGAATTTACCTCAGGTGGCTGCAAATGACTATGCCCGCTCCCACCAAACTTAAGGAACTCCAATGTCAGTAACAGTTCCCGGCCTTCCCTTCGACTTCCTCCAGACGGATGTAGCGGCAGGCACCCTCGGATTTCTCTTCAAATCCACGGCAGACGCCTACTACTTCAACGGAACAACTGTAACTAAGATTTCTGACGCGGACTACCCAGCCACCACTGTTCGTGGGGTAGCGTATCTGGACGGCACTTACTACGTCATGAATCCAAATGGAGAAATCTTTGGCTCAGGCATAAATACCCCAACATCCTGGACTGCCCTAAATAAGATCGTAGCTCAGATGGAACCTGACGCTGGAGTTTGTCTGGCACGACTGCTAAACTACCTCGTAGCTTTCGGGGCTTATACCACAGAGTTCTTTTTCGACGCAGGCAATCCGGCTCCCGGTTCCCCGCTTTCACCCTACACCTCCGGTATGCTTAACGTAGGGTGCGCTGCCGCTGGTTCTGTAGCCCAGACCAATAACCAACTCTTTTTCATTGGCGTTACAAAGCAACGCGGGCGCAGTGTATATGCTCTTACAGGGACTACTCCCCAGATAATCTCTACTCCCACAATCGAGCGCATCATAAACAAAGATACACTGGAAACGGTATTCTCCTTCTGCGTAAAAATTGCTGGCCACAACTTCTACGTCTTGACTCTTGGTAACAGCGACCTAACCCTTGTTTGTGATATTGCTACTGGAGACTGGAAAGAGTGGACAAGTTTAACTGCAGCTACTCCAGTCTCAATCAGCAGTCTTACTTACGATACCAGTACCAAGTTAGTTTCCGCAACTATGGCGACTGCCCACGGTCGCTCCGATGGAGACCCCGTGCTTATTGCTGGAGCAGTGCAAACCGAGTATAACGGCTTGGTCAATGTAACATACATTGATAGCACACACTTCACATACACTCCTCTCAGTGTCCCAACTGTGACTCCGGCAACAGGCACCAAAACTCTTACCGGCTACACCTCCAGCGCTTTCATCGGAAATTTTTACGCTGGATATGGTAACATTGAGCTTATCCAGGATATTGACGGAAACATCCACACCTTTGATCCAGAGGTGTATGAGGATAACGACATTCCGATTGACGTGCATATTCGTACAGCTCTGGTAGATGGTGGGGCTAACCAGAAGAAATTCTTTAGTAAGCTGGAGGTAGTCAGTGATCGCATAGATACCGAGGTTCTAATGCGATACACCGGAGATGATTACCAAAGCTGGACAAACTACCGGGCGGTAAATCTGTCCCCAAAACGGTCTGTTCTACATCGTCTGGGTCAGGATCGACGACGCGCCTTTGAGCTTCGCCACACAGATAACACACCCTTGAGGCTCGAAGCTTTGGAACTAACACTTGAAGTGGGGAATAATTGATGAGATTTCTATCCGAAATATATCCAGAGGAATATGCGCGTGATTACGGAGTAAGGCCAGCTGCTGGCGCAAGCTCCCCCTATACGGGCTGGAGTCCTGCTGGTCCTGGTTTGTGGGAGCGTTGGGATCAAGGCGGTCGTACAACCTCAACTACTGCGCAACGAGAGAACCAAGGTGCTGTAGACTACGCCCGCCAAAACACCACCCCACAAACTCAGTCCGCTCTTGCACAGCAAACCGCCTTGGCTGGTCAGCAAACCCCAATCACCCCAGGAATGTTGAATCCTGGACGAGTAGCTCCAATTAGCCAACCGTCTTTTACAGCTCCAATTAGCCAACCGTCTTTTACAGCTCCAAATCGACCTTCTTCTTTTACAGCTCCAAATCGACCTTCTTCTTTCACAGAGCCAAATCAACCTTCTTCTTTTACAGCTCCAAATCGACCTTCTTCTTTCACAGCTCCGAATCGTCCCCATTCTTTTACAGCTCCGAACCAACCTTCTTCTTTTACAGCTCCAAATCAACCTTCTTCTTTTACAGCTCCGAACCAACCTTCTTCTTTTACAGCTCCAAATCAACCTTCTTCTTTTACAGCTCCAGAAGCCCCGAATCAAGGTTTCCTTGGTCGTCTCCAAGATAGCAGGCGTGTATCTACCACGGACTTCGACCGGCAACAACGTTTAGGGCAATCTCAAACCAACACAGCCACTACTGACGCTCTACGCGCTTCGCGCA